CAGCCACTACCTCACCCTTCTGCTTCTTGGGAGGATTCTCCAGACAGTGCATCAAGCTGTCCCAAGGGATCACTGTGCTCTCTCCTGACTCCTCCATAAACTCCGCCCTGATCATCGAGGCAATCAGTGGGTGACTCGCTCCCCACTTCTCTATCTGCTGCTCGATCCACTCCGGCTCTATATGCGGACAGTCATAGGCTGTTACCGTATGCAGATCCCAGAAATCCTGCTCCTTACTGAAACACCTATAAAACTGTCCCTTACAGCCTCCCGGTGAGGACATCAGTAAAACCCTGTTTGGCTGGCATCGTTCCAGTGCCATAAAGATCTCATCCTTCACCGTCTTAGCCTCATCAATTATCATCAGCAGGTTATCAGCGTGCCAACCCTCAAACCGTCCGGGATCGTCAGTACTGAACCCAATCCCCCTGCTGCCGTTAGGTGTACTCAGCTCAGTCTGATTGATCTGGATCCCCAAGCCTCCAACCTTCCGGGCCAAGCTCCTGATCGTTGGCCACATCTGTTCTTTCACCTGCCGGTATACCCCCGAAGTCGTAACGCAAACGCTGTTAGGATACAGCAGGGCGTGCCACAAGGCTGCAGGAGCCGCACACATCGCCGTCTTCCCTGAACCGTTGGCTGCCTTCAGAGCTATCCTTGTCTTCGGCTTGCTAAGACTCTGCAGCACCTTCTTCTGCCAAGGGTGTAGCTTCAGCTTAAACACCTTCTCAGCGAAAACATCACAGTCAGAGTCCGATCTTTTCTGCTGTTTCCGTTTTATAGTAGCAGTTTGCTTTTCTGATTTTGCTTCTATCATCATCACTCTTCGGGCCTTCCACCCAAGCCTCCCTAATCATCTCAGGAGTCTCCCCCCTCCCATTAACCAACTCCTGCACCAGCAGGCAATCCGTCAGCAAATAAAGCAGCTTGGTAGGCTTCCTAAAGGCAAAGGCAAACGCCTTACCAGCCAGTACCTTGTCAGCCCCCACCAACATCTCCCCACCGTTATACTCAAGCAGTCTCTCGTAACCGAACCTTCTCCACTTCACCTCTACTGCAGCCTCCAGATAGTCCAATGTGGTCAGGATCCCGTCCAGATGACTCATCTGCTCCCCACTGCCCTCATAATACAGCTTCTTCCCCTGCTTGAGGCTGTGGGCGATATACCTCACTACAGCCTCCTTCTCCTTCTCTGCAGCCTCCTCGTTCACCTCAGTATCCTCAGCTTGTCCTTCAGCTTCTGATGCAGATCCTTATTGCTAACCCTAGTCCCTTCTATAGCCGTCCGCAGCATCCCCTTATCCGGCTTTGGCTGCATCAGGAGGCTCAAGCTCAACTCTGTCCAGTACTGCCTAGCACTCTCCACCCCTGCCGGCCTATGCTGCCGCCTCTGCTCCCCCCAGCTATCCGCATATCCCTTATCCAGCTTCATATACCACTCCGGTACAACCCTGCCGCTAAACAGCTCCAGCGTCTTCTGAACAACATCAGCCACCTATCACCACACTCTCCCCCTGATAACCACAGGAACAATTAAACTGTGCATACTGGTTCTCTGCATCCCGCCTGCTGCCTAATACTTCCACCTGCTGCACCTGCTTCACCTGAGCACACTGAGGGCAATACAGTCTTGAATCTGCTTCTATAGGATCAGAAGAAGGAGGGGAGTAGTTTAGTGTGCGAGGGTAAGGAGGGGGGTGGGGGGCGGAATCATCCCCCTCCCCTCCTGTGGGGTGGCCCCCCTCCTGTTCTGGCTGGCTAGGATTGGCCCCTAGATTGGCCCCCAACCTCTCAGGATCCTTAGCATCCACATCAATGACGTTCGATTCATAGTCAGATGATGAGTCCAGCGCAGTACGTTGCTGCTGCATCTCAAGCAGTTGCTCAGGTGAGATCGTAGAGCTGAAGCTCATCGTTTGCATCTCCACCTTCTTGCTGGTTGAGTAATCTTTACTAAAGCGAGACTGTAGTGTTTTAAGGGCCAAATGACCGTCACCGTTAACAATTTGCTCGTTGATTGTTATGTGACAAAGGTTGGCATATTGGCTCTCTGCGTGTGCGATACATTCGGAAAAGTCAGGGAACTTTTTCTTCCAATCATAAAGCGTATCAGTATTCACTCCAGCAGCAGCAGCAGCTCTCTCCAAAGGCAATCCAGCAGCTACAAACCTCAGCAGATTCTCCACTATTCTCGGTGTGTAATCGCTTGGTCTTCCCATCTTCACCTTACCTCTGGCGATGTCTCTTTCCAGTGTCATCACTGACTTAGGCAGGTGAATCGTTTCAAGATGCTGCGCTCTCTCAATGCGCTCTCCCTCAGACATTTGCGCTACAGCTTTGTCTGTCTGCTTTACCCTTCTGGGCAGCTTCTTCTTAGCTGCAGTTTTCTTCTTCTTCACTGCCATAGCTTCTCCCCTATCGTCATCAGGATCCTAGCGTCCTGATGCTGCGCTCTGTGTAGCTGATGCAATCCCTTTCTCAGGATAATCTCAGCCTCTCTGTGCTCTGTCGCTTGCAGTGCCTTCAGCAGGCTTTCCTGCGCTTCCCTCAGTTCAGTCATCTCTTCCAGATCTATAATATGCGTTTCCTGAGCCATAGATAGCCCTCCAGTGCATTTTTATTTCTCTCTAGTGTCATCACAGTGCTCACAGTATACTAACGCCTTACAGAGGCTTCTAAAGGCTTTTCCTCAGATCTGCAAGCTGCTGGGCAAACTGCAGCCTCTCAGCGTCAGTCAGCATCTGCTGTTGCTTCTGTGGCTTTCTGGCAGCCTTCTGCCGCATTGGTTGCGGGTTAACCTTGCCGGCAGCCTTCTGCTCCAAGATGCTGATAGCATCCAGCAGCTCCCGGTACTCAGCCCTGTGCTCCTGTCGGATCTGGTTGCTGCCGCTGACGCAGTAGATCCCAGCCTCCTCCAGTTCCTTCTTCCGCTTCTGCAGCATCTCCACCTGCTGCTTAAATCCCCATACTTCTCCTTTAGATAGTTCTCTAAATACTTCTGTAATCTTATTATTATTATTACTATCAGTATCAGTATTATTATTATTCTTAACTAGGTTATTATCTATTCTAGTAATAGTACTATTATCAGTTTTAGTACTAAAACTAGATACAGAATGATTTAAGTTAATAAGCATATATCTACTGTTATCAGTTATATTAGTTATATATTACGAAAAAAAGGCATCTAAACCTCTTACTCTTAACAGTTTACAGCTACAGAACGGTATCCTTCTCTGGAATTAGCTGTCTGCTTTTTCCAGAGATAGCGATCAAACTGGACAGCCTGCTCTCGATACTTTGCATAGGCACTGGTGATTGCATCGAACTGACTTACAGCGTTGTGAGCTGCCCCGTGATCCCTGTTCAGCACCTCACCGATAGCTGTGTAGGTGTAGCCTTTACGTCTCAGGATTGAGCACACAGTGAACCTTGGCCAAACAATGTGGAACTTCCTGCTCCTGCCTCTGATGCTGCCAACCTCCAAGCCCCAGAAGTTCTCTGCTGCAGTGATTATCTGGTTAGCTTCATAGAGCGGCAGAGGAGGGTTCTCAGGCACTTGCTTCAAAGCACCCTCCACAGTATCAGGAAGTCCCTCACCTTGCCCCTCAGCATTGCTTGCTCCCTCGTTACTGCGTATTTCTTCCCTGCTGCCTCCATATCCTTCACCATATTCTCGATTATCCACAGCTCTTTCCCTACTAGGCAGGGTCTGCTGAACTCGACTGCGTTTTCTGGTAACTGTTCCCTGCTGATTATCTTCATCACTTTTCTTTCGCTTGCTTGCCATATTTTAACCTTGGTTGATGCTTTAATCCTCTCTTCTCTAACAATTTATCCAGCTTCTCCTTAAACTCACCCAGATCACCCCTTTTGATATATGGGGCGTGATCTGAGCCGTCTGGAGCTACCTCAATAGTCTTGTGTTTATCATTCACCGGCAGCCCCCTCTAGGTTGTTTGGATCCAAAGGCTGCAGCCTTCCAAAAGTGGGCTTGTACTTCTTCTGAAGCTGCCAGATCTCCAATGCCCTCTTGAAGACGTTCCAAGCATCTTTCATCTCTTCAGTTGTCCAGATCTTCTCTACCGGATCCTCTGGCTTGGCTGAGTTTATGACCAATGACATACAAGCCGGCATTGGCTTGAAACACTTACGATATGCTGCCAACTGCAATGCCCAAGTATCGTAAAAGTTAGCCTTATTCCCTTTGATGTTCTGCGTCTTAAAATCAATCAGAACAGAGGGAAACTTGTTGTACTTAGTCTGACCTACCAGATCTACAGTGCCGGCATAACCGTACCTGTGGTTCACTACAACCTTCTCAGCAGCAGAAACCTTAACAAGCCTGTCCTTACTCCACTCTATGTATTTAACCACATAAGGGAGAACGTCAGGATCGTTTTCGTGATTGAAAATGCCGTTATTGTAATCCTCAATCTGGTTGTGAACTCTAGTGCCAAAGTCTAGGATCTCACCCTGCTCCCCTTTCAGGTTGTGGTGGATCCGATTCTTGTAGCCTTGCAGATCCTCATCCTCCAGTGGCCTCTTGTAATAAGCCTCTTCGATGCACTTGTCGCATTTCCACTTGGTTAGCTGTGGCTTGTCTAGGATCCCCAGCAGTGTGGTCACTGAAGGGTAGAGATCCTGTTTCCTAGCGTGACGCAGTGTGGTGTTCTTCCCATCTGGCTGGGTATGTAGCGGAGAGCCACTGGCTGTGTACCAGTGGCCCCCGCTTTGGCCTTTTGCCTCAAACTTCTTTGGCTGAACTATTAACATATCTGTGTCCTCATTTAATCAGTTTGCAACTGCTGACTCAGCCTTGTCTTCAAACCTGTGCATCGCAGTAATCATTTCGACTAATAGCTGATTCTGGGTAATGCCGTTTTCACTGCATACCTTTTCAATCTTGTCTTTATTTTCTCTATAAACCGCAGCCATCAATCTGTCTCCCCTAAGCCTGTTATTCTTGTTCTTTTCGTTTACCATAAGCCTGATCAATAAGGTTGGTTGTCTTCAGTCACTGCATCGGTAGCAGCCTGCACTGTACTCTTCAGTGCTCTCTCCTTGATTCGATCTCTGGCTGCAGTTGGATCCCACTCTCCAGAAGGTTCCAGTGCTTTAGTCTCTGGGTTAATTGTTGAGACGTTTGCCCAGATCCTGCCGTTATCGTCAGGGTTGTGCTTGATGCGTA